CGAGGCTTGTACTACACTTGTATCGGGTAGTTATTCGCCCTTAGTGCATCCAAGCTATGAAAGGAAAGGAGAGGGTGCTAGTTTAAGCAAGCGGTTTTCTTTTACCCGCACTGTTTATGACACGCCCCCTGGGTTACCAATGTTACCTCCTATTGGTTACCCGACATCGATGAAACAAGCTATACAATCTCTAGCCCTGTTACGGGTTAGGTTTCGATAACTATTAACCGAAAGGTGACTTATGCCAGCTATAGCTGCAATTACACTGACCGACGATAATACGACGGATCATGTCTTTAAACCTCAGAAAATCGAAGGTGGTATTGCCTTTTACAAGGATACCACTGGCGGAGTTCCCGCCGGCTTTTCTACTCTCACGATCTCTCAACAAGAACCCTCCAACAAAGGTAGCGTATATCGTATTAAGATTGCTTTAGCAGTCCCAAAAATCGATGACGTCACCGTTTCTGGTGGCTCTGTGTCTGAGGTGAGTGTAGTTCGAACTTCTCGTTTTAACGGTGAATTCCTTATCCCTATTCAATCTGAATTAGTGGAGCGGGAAGACCTCGTAGCGATGGTTCGCGATTTAATGAGTGACGCGGTAATCGACGCCGTGGTCGAGCAACTCGAGAGCATTTACTAATGTTCGAAGGTCTCGATCTCTGGCAAGAAGCCGTTAAAGTGGTCTTCGCCTTCTTGAAGGCGTTGCGGGAGTTATTCCCGTAAGACCGGACTTAATCTTTTATAAAAGGTAAGTAACATGACCCGTCTTTCTCAAGACCGTCCACGTTCCCGTAAGCGTTCCAAGAGTGCGGAGAGAAGTAACCTTCAACAGTTTATTTCTCTCTTAGCCGAGTCAATCGGCTATACTGGCCAAACAGCGTTATCCGATCTTAAGGATATATCTGTCGACCCGCACACTTACTTGGATCCTGCTAAGTTCCGTACTGATTATCTTTTCGCCTCTCTGGTACGTAAGTACCCAGATCATGACGTTAAGGTTGACCGTAGCGCCGCTGCTCGTGAAAGCTTCTTAGAAGCTGAGCAGAGGTGCTATGCTCTTAATAACTCTGGTTATACTATTCGTGAGCAGTCATCTCTAACTGCTTTCGACTGCGTGTCCTTAATGAATAGGGCTCGTAGTAAAATAGAGTATATCCTCGGTGTCAGTCCGGACCTTTCAGAAATAGCTTCGTTATGTAGCTATTCAACAGGCGCTAGTGTCAAACACAAGCGTGCTGAAGGGGATCAGTATTACAAATTCGGGGTTGAACCCCATGTAACACTTAACGCGAAGGCACTTTTCAAAAAGTTGACCGCAGGTACTCTTTACGAGCGCCTATGGCCTACCATTGAGACTGCCACTTTCGCGAAATGTGACTATGTTCCAAAGTCATGGAAAACGGACCGTCTAATATGCAAAGAGCCTCACGGCAACATGTATATTCAGAAGGGTATAGGATCTTACATTCGTAAGGCCCTAAGACGCGTTGGGATAAACCTCAACGATCAAACTATTAATCAGCGTTTCGCTAAAGACGGCTCTATTGACGGTGTTTTGTCAACGATCGATCTGAAGGCGGCTTCTGATAGCATTAGTTTGCGTCTATGTAGAGACCTACTCCCCTTAGACTGGTATCATTTGTTACTCATGGCTCGATCTGAGGTCGTCGATTTAGACGGCACTCTGGTCGAACTTGAGAAGATATCAGCTATGGGCAATGGTTTCACATTCGAGCTTGAGAGTC